AGTGAAGTGGAACTGCCGGAAGGCGGGGGAAGCGAAACTGTGGAGATAGAGTCGATCACCAATCCGGAGATTGACGAGATTATGAAAGGAGCAGAATAAGTATGCCAAGAAAAAAAGCAACAGAAGCAGCGGCACTGGCCGCAGAAAAGAAGTACCTGGATCAGGATGGACTTGCACACCTGGTACAGAAGAATGATGAGAGATACGTAAAGAAGGAGGTGGGAAAAGGTTTATCCAGCAATGATTTTTCGGATGAGTACAAGAAAAAAATCGATGACCTGGCGTACACCAAGATTGCAATCAACAGTCTGACTGCCACGAACAGCAGCAACGAAATCGGTGCGACAGTTACTGCATCTGATATTGCATGGGCGTTAAATAAAGAGCCAAAAACACAGAAAATCAAATTTGGAGCAGAACAGGAGGAAATACTGGATAAAGCACTTCGAAAGAAATCTTATACAGGAAAGTCTTTGAAAACAAATACCAACATTGTGCTGACAGTGACAGATGAGAGGGATGCAGTTGTATCCAGAACGGTTGGCATCACGTTCCAGCCAAAAGTATACTGGGGAAAAACTAACAAGGAACAGCTGGAAAATGCCGATATCCTGGCACTGGAAGGATCTTCATTAGCAGGTGGACGAGGACGCACATTTACGGTCAATGCAGGAGAAGGTGAAAAGATTGTTTACGCATTTCCGACATCCTTTGGAACGCCAACATTCAACGTGGGCGGATTTGACGGAGGATTTAAAAAGGCGCGGACTCTGGAATTTACCAACGCATCCGGTTACAAGCAGAGTTATGATGTCTGGATGTCTGTAAATGCAGGGCTGGGATCTACAGCAGTCACAGTAAAATAAGGAGGTTTGAAAGATGGCACAGAGCATTGAAGGCGGTGTTGTAATCGTCAACACCTTATCTGTAAAAAACAATGGAAATTACCCGCTGTGCATGGCGGAAAGCGTGCAGCTTGCAGAAGGAAAATCTGTAGAACAGAAGATTGGAGAGCTGGAAGCAGGAGCAGGAAATGAAGTTATCACAGAAGAAGAAATCAATAGATTATTTCAGTAATAAAGGAGAAGAAAGAATATGGCGAAATTTTTAGATTTTACAGGACTTGGAACATTTAAAACAAAAATGCAGGAATGGGCAAATGGTGCATTTCGAAAGAAAACTGACAAAGTAGTTTCTACTGATGTTACGTATAATGGAAAATCGCTGGATGAAGCAATTAAAAGTGGAGAATTTAAGGGAGATAAAGGAGACAGAGGAGAAACCGGCGCAGCTGGAGCACAGGGACCAACAGGACCGGCAGGAGCTGCGGGTCCACAGGGACCTCAGGGATTGCAGGGGCCACAAGGTCCGGCTGGGGAAGCGTTTAAAATCGCTAAGACATTTGTTTCCGTTAATGCGATGAATGAAGGGTTTGCGACAGATGGAGTAAAGACTGGGCAGTTTGTCATGATTGACACAGGAAATGTAGAGGATGCTGACAACGCCAAGTTATATGTTAAAGGTGCGTCATCTTACACATACATCACAGACTTATCAGGAGCCACCGGTATGACAGGTCCACAGGGACCTCAGGGATTGCAGGGGGCTGCTGGACCAGCAGGACCGGCAGGAGCAAAAGGTGAACAGGGGATTCAAGGACCTGCAGGAGAAAAAGGCGAAAAGGGAGAAACGGGACCACAAGGACCTCAGGGATTAAAGGGTGAGAAAGGGGACATTGGACCAATGGGACCACAGGGTCCGGCAGGCTCGGATGCAAACGTGGAAAGTATTACAAACAACGAGATAGATTCGCTGTTTACCATGTAAAGTGGGGGTGGTTAAATGAAATTTTTAAGCTGGACAGGTCTGCAGTATTTTTACAGCAAATACATTGGAAATCTGAATGAACAGTTAAAGAATGTTAAGGAAAGCATTGGAAACTTAGGAAACCTTGCGACAGCATCGAAAGAGAATTTAGTGTATGCAATAAATGAAATAAAGGGTGCACTATCATCCTTTGTAGAGAAAAAAGATATTGTGGATAATTTAACTACAGAATCCGAGATAGCTCCATTAAGCGCGAATATGGGAGCGGAATTAAACAAATATATAGGTTCGGTAAACGATAATGTGGCGTTGATCAGAGAATGGGAAACATACACAGAAAATGGTTGGACTTTAAAATATCGTAAAACCGGGCACAAGCGCTACCAGGTGCAATTGACTAATATGAGCCCAAACGGATTTAAAAACGCCAGGGATAATCTAATTATGGCAAGTTCTCCGCTCAAATGTGATTTTGGACAAAGACTTGTTGCGTTGTTGCATGTGTCCCAAGCTATCGTAGGATATGGAAATGCAAATTTTAGAGACGGAAGTATAACAATATCAACGACAGATTATACAGGCGCAGTTACATGTGAGTGCCTCGGAGAGGTAATTGTGAAATAGGGAGTAGAAAAATGACAGATACAGTTGTAGTAGCAATTATATCTTTGCTCGGTACTTTTGTTGGAAGTTTCGGAGGGACGCAACTTGTAAAATACCGGATAGAGCAGCTCGAAAAGAAAGTAGAGAAGCACAACTCTATTGTAGAAAGAACATATATTTTAGAGGAAAAAGTGAAAGTAGCAAATCACAGAATTGAAGATTTGGAAAGGAAAGGTGAGTAATGATGGAACAGATCATGAATTATGTGAAACCGGAATTGATTGTTGTAGCAGTAGTACTGTATTTTATTGGAATGGGATTAAAACAGTCTCAGACAGCAAAGGATAAGTACATCCCACTTATTTTAGGCGGTATTGGCATTGTATTGTGTGCAGTGTGGGGGATTGCATCTTGCCCGATCAGTACCGGACAGGAGATTGCAATGGCGGTATTCACAGCGATTATACAGGGGATTTTAACAGCTGGATTGAGTACATATGTGAATCAGACAATTAAACAGATTGGGAAAAATGAATAGGATTTAGAATAGTGGGAGAGCTTGGAAACAGGCTCTCTTTTATTGTGCGACATCGCGCAGGAAGGAGAGAAAATATGAGTATTTGTCGTGGAGTAGCAGGAAACAGAGGAAGAAATCCGGTAGGTATCTTTTTTCACAATGACGCTGGAAGCAAGAACGCCAATGCAGAATTTTACAGAAATTGGTTACAGACACATCCTCTGGAAAACGGATTTGCGCACTATTATGTAGCGCAGGATGGAATCTTGCAGGCAGAGGATGACTGGAATTGTGCATGGCACTGTGGAGACACAAGCGGAAACTTGAATTATCTTGGAATCGAAACATGCCAGAGTATGGGTAATCTGGATGTATTTAAAGCAAACGAGGAAAAAGCATTGCAGTTGGCGGCACAGAAGTGTAAGCAGTACGGAATCACACCAAGCACAAGTACGATCAGATTACACCAGGAGGTGTATGCCACATCATGCCCTCACAGATCTGTAGAGATTCATGGCGGCAGAGAAGCTACGAAGTCCTACTTTATCAAGCGGATTAAGGAGTATATGGCCGGAAATGTCATGCCACCAACTTACGTATCTGGTGGACAGGGATCCGGACAGGCATCGGTGTCACGGCAGCCGGAAGTAGTATTTACCTACGCTGTCAAGCTGGAGGACGGACGTATCTTGCCGTTTGTACGGAATCTCATAGATTTTGCCGGGATTCAGGGCAAGCGCATCACGGATGTAGCTATTAAGGTAGACAAAGGCTCCGTAAAATACAGAGTCCACGTGATTGGCAGAGGGTGGCTGCCTTATGTGACCGGATGCAACTGGAATGATCACAACAATGGTTATGCAGGTACCGGACAGCCGATTGACGCAATCGAGGTGTACTACAATACTCCAGCGGATTATGCGGCAAAATATGGCTACCAGAAAGCGCAGTACCGTGTCAGCCCTGTAAATGGAGCTTACTGGTCATGGCAGTATGATAACGAGACAGGAAACGGACAGGACGGATATGCTGGAGCGTTCGGACAGGCAATCGATAGATTCCAGTTGTTCTAATAAAATCCCCTCGGAGATTAGCTCTCTGAGGGGCGAATATTGTATCATTTTCGTGTATATTTATAATATGTAAAAATATTATATGTTATTGCTATTTGGTGGACCGGACGGGGAGCTCGCTGCATCAATGCGGTATTTATCTCAGCGGTATACCATGCCATATAAAGAGG